TTTCCTCATCGAGTTAAACCCGTTACCAAAGGAATAAGATACTCTTGCGTATCCTGGGTTTGGTAACCTAATAAAGGAATAAAATGACCAAGTATACAAAACCGTTTTTGCTATCATTGGCAGGAATATTTGTTTTGAATATCCTTATAACAACAATAAACACAAAGTTAGATAAATTAAGAAACGCAGAGTTTTCAAATTCAGATATAACTCTCGCAGTCAGACAGCAACAATTGGATTGTTTGGCAAAAAATATTTACTATGAAGCAGGAAGTGAACCATTTGAAGGCAAAGTAGGCGTTGCCCAAGTAACATTAAACAGAGCAGAATCAAGTGCATTCCCCAATGACATATGTCGAGTAGTATACCAAAAAACAGTAATATATGATAAAGTGATTTGTCAATTCAGTTGGTATTGTGAAACGGCAAGTAGAATAAAACCAGTATATAGTAAAGCATATCAAGAATCGTATGAGGTAGCCAAGAAGGTATTACTTGAAAATTTTAGACTTAATATTCTAAAAGATGCTATGTATTTTCATGCAACAAATATTGCGCCTAATTGGAGACATCAAAAATTAGCGCAAATCGGTAACCACATCTTTTACAAATAAATTATGACAACTAATCAATTTCCCTATATTGACGTACAAGAAATTAAAGAATATTTTGGCAATACATTTGCCAAGGCATCTGCTGATACTATTGCATGGCTAGGTATCATTTTAATACACGCATCAACCATTCCAACAATGATTGCTGTCATGTCTGGGTTATCGGACAAAATGCCACCTGTAGATTTGGTTCTATTCATGTGGGCAGGGCTTGCTATGATGTTTATCCGAGCAACTATATTAAAAGATATTTTAAATATTGTAACTATTGGATTGGGTTTTATTATCCACGCCTCATTTTTGGCATTAATTATTTTTAAATCATGAATCTAAAAGAAGCAACTGCGGAAAAGCACCGCGAGGCAGAATCATTACCTTTTATTAAATCTATTTTTGAAGCACGTGTTGATAAAGACCAATATGCTGATTATTTGTTTCAGTTAGGATTAATTTATTATTTCCTTGAAGAAGGATTGGGTGAAAAATTTAATTTATTTGAGGGAATGAAAGATTTAAAAAGACATAAACATATAATTGAGGATTTTAATGAACTTGCAAATAACAATATATCGTATATTGCCAGAGAACCGACATTAGAATACTTTAATTATTTGTCTACAATCGGTGATACTAAAAAAGCAATGGCCCATGTATATGTTAGACACATGGGAGATCTATTTGGTGGCCAACAATTGGCAAAATGTGTCCCTGGTTCGGGAAAAATGTATAGTTTTGATAATATTCGCGAACTCATGACATCTATTAGGGCAAAATTAAGTGATGATATGGCAAATGAAGCAAATGTTGCATTTGATTACAACATTAAAATGCTCAAGGAGTATAGTTAATGTCATTGGTGTGGGATAAAATGATACCATTGTCTGAAAAAATGTTATCAATAATGAATAATTACCAAAAAGTTGATTTAGACCCCCACTATCAATATAATGGATTGGATTTTACATGGCACAATTATAAATTTGTCGACAAATCTTTCAGACAGGCGCACATAGAAATACTTGATGCGAGAGAATTTAAGAAAATTTGGGTAATGCACATGACAATTTTTCCAAATATAACAAATCCTTCGCCTATTTTTGGTTTTGATGTTGTTGCAGGTGCTAACAAAATTACAGGCGCTTTTCATGATTTTTCAAAGGTTGACAACTGTTGGCTTTATACCTATTTTTTAGCAAAACATCTCAATAAAAATTGGAATAATCCAAGAGTTTTGCCTGATTGGGCAGAACAAATTTTTAGTCCCGGTATGTTGGCTGTTAGTAACATTAATACTGAAGAAGAATTGGATAGATTAGAAGGAATAGCTATTGACAATTTAGAATATTATCTTTATAATATAAATTACGAAGACAACAACGGCGATTATGCCGAACAACAAAATAGATATTGTAAATTCCAAAAACAAAATCCACATACGCCAGCAATGATGAAGAATTTAGGCATTGATAAAGATTTATTTGCTCGATATATGGATGATGTACTATTCCCAGAAATAAAATGACCGATATAAACGAAGACCATTTAACAGACAGCTTAATAATTACCAAACGATTTAGATCACCTAATGAATTTTCACTTTATATAGAAGAAAGAGTTGCGGATGAGGCAATAGGATACATGGATGCAGTAATTCAATACTGCAATGAAATTGATATCGATGTAGAATCGGTTGCAAAACTAATTAATCAATCTTTAAAAGACAAAATTCAAATTGAGGCTGAAGACCAAAATTACATGAAGTCAAGAGGCAAACTACCTTTATGATAATGGATGATTTTTCTGTATATCGAATGTATCTAGCTTTAAAGTTGCATTTTACAACTGATAACTACGATGTTATTCAACAAAAGGGCAAAGTCAGAGCAAGCAAATCGGCTTTTAATAAAAGAAAAGATCTATTTTCCATTAAAAAGATTGCTAAGACATATTCGGATGAAGATGTCGCCAATTTCTTGGTTGCCAATTTTGTTTCAGGCGATAGATGGGGCGGAATGTTTGACTCTGAAGCAGGCAAACGATTTATTGATTGGAAAAAACGAACTGAAAGCTTAACTTATTTATTTTCCACAGATATAGACAAAATATTGTTAGAAATTGAAGAAAATGGTGTCAAATTTGAGGATATTTTTACAATCTCAAAAGGTCAGCATCCATATATAATTAAGGCATATCTTAGAAACACAATTACTATTGAAACATTAGTTATATTAGATAGAATCATAGGATTTGTTGATAAGTTTGATAAAAATATATTAGACGAAGTTATTTGGCCCGATATATCAAGATTAATTAAAAAATATAAACCATTTTTAAAAATAGATTTGGAAAAATATGACAGAACGCTTAGAGACAAAATTAAAACAAATTAAAGATATAGAAGAATCTATTATGAGTATAACTGAGCAAATTCTATCATTGCAAGAAATGATTAGTGCACAACAAGAAGCAATTATAGATTCACAGAGATATATACTTAGATTAGCAGAGATGCAAAAAAGTATGGAAAAGAAAATTGGTTCTTGGCCATACATTAGAGTTGAAAATAAAATTCCAAAAAACAGTAATTGATTGAAAAATGGGCAATTTTAAAAAGTCTGATCTTTATGATCGTGAAAAGAAGCTACACAAAGTTGAAAAGGTTAAAACTAAACTTGACAAGCATAGAAAGATTATATATAATGTAGTACCCGCATTGAAAGATGAGGATACAATTGATGAATATTTAGATTATGTATACACAAATCAAAATTTTAAACGACGTTAATATTACGCTAATACAAAGACCTAATACGAAAGGAAAATATTATGGCATTTACATCACTCGCTGATCTCCGCAAATCTAGAGGCGGATTCGACAACCTAATGAAGGAAGTTGAAAAAATAGCAAATCCCCAATCAGACAAAAAAGGCGACGACCGCTTTTGGCAACCTGAGGTAGACAAGGCAGGTAACGGTTATGCTGTTATCAGATTCTTGGCTCCACCTAAGGGGGAAGACTTACCATGGGTTAGAATTTGGAATCATGGGTTTCAAGGTCCAACCGGAAAATGGTATATCGAGAATTCATTAACAACGATTGGTAAGACTGATCCTGTTTCTGAATATAACACTGAACTATGGAACTCAGGTTCAGAAGCGAACAAAGAAATTGCTCGCAAACAAAAACGCAAATTGACATACATCACTAATATCTTAATTGTTCAAGATTCAAAACATCCTGAAAATGAAGGTAAAGTGTTCTTATATAAATTTGGTAAGAAGATCTTTGATAAGATTAAAGATGTGGCAGAACCACAGTTCGAAGATGAAAAGCCTTTGAACCCGTTTGATTTTTGGGAAGGTGCAAACTTCAAGTTAAAGATTCGTAATGTAGAAGGCTATCGTAATTATGACAAGTCAGAGTTTGATAGTCCAAGTCCTTTATCAGAAGATGATTCTGTAATCGAGGAAGTTTGGGGCAAGCAATATCCTTTAACAGAATTTACTGATCCAAAGCATTTTAAATCATACGACGATTTGAAGAAGAAGCTCAATATGGTATTGGCAGGTGCGCCTGCAGGTCCAAGAGCTGAAGATACAATTCTAGAAGATACTCATCCAGAACCAACACCAACAAAGACACAAGTAGTTACAGCAACGAAACCTGTTCCAAAGAAGGAAGTAGATTTTGACGATGACGACGAATCTTTGTCTTATTTCGCCAAATTGGCAAACGAGGATTAAATGAAAAAATTACTAGTTTTTTTAATAGCTGCTTTTATGTTAACTGCAACATATGCCGAACCTAAAAAGAAGCCGACAAATATTACCGAGAAGGTAGCGGCGGATAAAAAGGGTAAGGTAAAGGACAAAAAAGAAGCAAAGAAACCTAAAAAGCGCGATGTAAAGGTCAAAAGACCTGAAGAGCTTAAA